ACGTGGTAAGCCAGTCGGATATCGAGTTTGCGCCGATTGCGGCGACGTTTGTTCCGTCCAGGACGATTTCGTAAATTGTTCCTGGTGCGGTGATGGTTGGCGTATACGACGTGGAGGCAATTTTGAACTGGTACTGGTAGGTGCCTGCCGTCATTGCAGTACCAGTCGGGTTGTACAGCTGGAAACTGGTGCTTGGCGTGTACTGCTGCGCGCCCAAGTTCCGGGTCCGGTTGGGCAATATGTTCGGTGAAACTAGGTCAAGGACGAAGTCCATGACGATGAAGCCTAGTTTTCCGTCGGCTCCCGGCGTGGACTGTACGGCCGCGTTGCTTGTGTAAGCGATGAACGAGCCTTGGCTCGTTTCGCGCGATGACAGGTTTGCCTGGTCGCCGCCCATGAACCATGTCTTGACTTCATGGGGGTCGCGCTTGTATGTGACGTTTGCTGCTACCCATGCAGGCGTGAGCACGGCGTGTTCGTAGCTCATGATTTCCTGCATGAAGCTGGTTGACGTGGTGTTTGCGCATTGGGCTTCGGCGTCGCGCTCGAAGACGAGGACGACGGAGCCTGGTTGCGTGGTGGGACACTGCGGAACGTAGCTGAACTTCATGGACTGATAGCAGTACTTGTCGTAAGTGCTGGCCATGACAGCTACGCGGTCTCCTAGTAGAGACGGGTTGATGTCGTATAGCAATCCGATTGCGTTGCCACTTACTGCTTTGTTGTTTACTGCGCCGAGGTAGCTGCGCCCAGTGATGCGAATGCAAGTGTCTGACACTTGCGTCATGGAGTACTGGGTTTTCAGGCCGCCCTTGCGAGAATAGCCAGTCGCCACTGGCGCGCGTGACACTTTAGTGGAAGATGCGCGTAGCGCGCCCTTGCGGCGCTTTGTGCTTGTCGTCGGCCGGCGCTTGGGCTGGCGACGCGGAGGGCGGCGGAACATCGGCATCGAAAGAGCACTGGAAGTGCGGGTGCGTAGCAGCGAGTGCTGATGCTACTGCGGTTGCTGTAGCGGCGACGGCCGCTAGTCCTGTTGATACGGGATCCGTCGAAGCGGACAATAATGTCGCGCCCTAAGGGTAAACGTGTGTCATTTGCGCGAAGGGCGGGAGCTCGAGCGCTTGACGTAGCATCGTTACCTGGGCGCGTGCTTGAAGCGGTACCAGAGGCTATAGGCCGTCCTTTGGCTGTGTTAGCTGGGGGTGCTCAGGGGCTCACTCCTGACCAGAGTATAGCAGCGTATCACGCTGCTAAGTTAACTGGGCGCGCGGCGCGCGCTGGTGCATCGGCTTTGCGTGGGAAGCGCGATCGGCAAAAGCCGTATCGCATGAATTACGCTGGAGCGGATGCTCGGAGTATATATGATGCCGGGGCGTATTATCAGGATTCGCGAAGACGTAATCAGTTGATGGATATGGCCGGCCATTTTTACGAGCAGGGACGGAACGTGCGACGGCGCCACCCGGTTCCTATGGAGTACATAGAGGGTGGGAACGAGCCTGAGACGTATTGGCGCAGCGATCGTAGTATGTCGTCTGAGCCGAGCAGTGCTTGGCCTGACGATCGGTCTATGTTAGCTGCTGCTGATGTATATGGCGATCAGACGCCGTGGCGTGTGGCGCGAGCGCGTACGCCTGCGAGACGTCCAGTGAATCGACGTTTGTTCGACACTGGTGGTTCGTATGGCGACGCGCGTATGGCGGATATCAACGAGCACGACGTTGATGATTATGCCACGCCTATGTCGGTCAGGGCGCCAAGTGACCTGTACCGCATGGCTAGTGGTTTTATGTCCAGTTAGTTCCCCTATGCCGCGATTTAGACGTCCTCCCGTCCGTGTGCGGCCGCCGTACAGGGCGGTGGTACGTCGTTACGCGCCGTTGTTACGTAGGGGGATTATGCATGCTCAGCGTATGGGGTTCCGGCCACTGTACGAGCCCTACGGTGGAGTTGCATTGGGTTTAGTGGGCCGGCGGTATCGGCGGTAGCATGCCGTTGAGATCGTTGCGCGAAGTCCGCACGCGCATCGATCGCGATGCTGTGCAGATAGCTCGCGAGTGTGTGTATGAGTACGCTCGTAGGCAGACTAGCTCGACGTCTTTGCGTCGAAGGGAAACTGGGATGAAGCAGCGTTATTCTCTTGCCGCTTTGCGTCGAGAGATGGAGCGGCGGTGCCGCAATGTGGCATATACAATTTTGTATCTGGTTGATGATAGGCTTATCTATGGTGCCCAAGTTAATTACCAGTACATATTGGAGAAACTATTGGACAAGGCTGACCAATATGTTGTACAAATGGTGTAAGACATTTGGGTGTTACGTGTGCCGAAAGTTGCGCAGGTTTCGGCACACTTGTACGACAGAACCTGAGATTGTTCGAAGGTTCTGTTCGAAATCACTTTTAATCACCTTCGCAGGTCTCCTGTGAGGTTCCTGGTGCGTTGCCGTACGAAAAACCATACGACAATAGCGAAATGGAGCGGAAATAATGACGTGGCAATCGCAGGTCGTACAAAAGTCGTACAAAACAAAAAAGGTGTGCAATGTCGGAGAACATTGGATCTGTGGGCGGCGAGCGAGATATGCTCGACGACTTGTGCGATCAGCAGTTGGAGACTGCTGAGGTTTTGCACAAGACACGCATGACGCTGAAGGCTGTCATGAAGACTGTCAACATGTTGCAGTCTAAGGTTATTACGCTGGAGGCGGCGATGGTGGCGCGCGAGGAGGATCAGGAGCGCGGTTACCAGGCTGGCTATCAGCGTGCGATGGAGATGGAGGAGATTGTCGAGAAGACGGTTACTCCATTCCCTGCCGAGTCGATTGTCGTTTCTGGCGATCGGCTCGTGTGGGACGAGGAGCAAGCTATGTTTGTGGAGTGTAACTAACGCAAACGATTGCCACAGAAAGATGCCTGCTAAACAGACTAAGTTTTGGCCATTTACTTGGTACCCGCCAATGTTGGACGAGTACAGGCGTGACGATGCAGAGGAGCAGTTAACTGCGTACGGCAACGGAGCGTTGGCTTTGGTGGGCTTATGTCTGGAGTCTTCTTTTGTGAGTTATTGCGTGGCGCAGGCGGAAGTTTGTCCACAGACTGCTCGCTTGCATATCCAGGGTTATATCGAACTTACGGAGCGCTGGACTTTTCATCGTGTGAAGCAGCGGGTGTTCAGTCAGTATATGCCTGGCTGTCACGCATCCGCTGCGCGTGGCTCTGCCGCGCAGAATACTGTTTACTGTACGAAGCCAGAGTCCCGTGTTCCAGGCACGGAGCCTGTTGTACATGGTGAGCCGGCAGGAGACGAAGGCGAGACGCACCAGGCGGGTAAGGCTCTGGACCGTGTGTATGTGGACATACGCGCGGGTATGACGATGGAGGAAATCATCGACAAGTACGGTTTTGGTATGTATGTGCGGCACGAGCGGCCGTTGAAGACGGCCATGTGCACTTGGGGTAAGCGGCGCAGTTCGCAGCCGGTTATCAAGTTGCTTGTGGGTCCCAGCGCCTCTGGGAAGAGTCGCTGGGTGGAGCGCGAGTTTCCTAATCGTTATCGGATGACGTTCGGGAACGGTGGGAACAGCGCGTGGTTTGACGGCTATAACGGCGAGGCTGTTATTGAGCTGTCTGAGTTCCGGGGCCAGCTCCAGCTTTCTTTTATGCTGGATTTGCTGGACCGTTATCAGCTGAAGGTGCAGACGAAGGGCGGTACTGTTCAGTTTTTGGCAGACGTCATTATCATCACGTCAAACGAGGAGCCTTCGGAGTGGTACAAGACGATGGAGGATCGTGATGAGAAGATGAAGCCGTTACTGCGGCGAATCGAAGAGTTTGCCGAGCGTCCGCGGTACATGACTGACAACAGGAATGCTGCCCGGGCTGTTCTATCGGAGCCTTTGCGTTCGACTTTGGAGACTGCCGCTCCCTCCGTTTGATGGTTCATATCGGGGGAGCGTTGCAGGTGAGGAATATTTACGACGCGGAGGAGTTTGTTCGGCGTTACGCGGGTTACGCTAATGCTGATGACGTCACGATTTTACTGGCTTACCGCAAGTGTAAAGCCGGGTTGGGCGAGGTCAGGCGTATGGCTGGCCGCGCTGACACTGTGCATCATCGTCGGGGTTTGGCGTTGTGCATTGTGCATTTTTTGAGATATTTTGGGCATTTGAAGACGCGCGTGCGACAATGGTCGCCGGAACGTATGAGAAGGACGCAAGATTTAGCTCAGCGATATTTTTTGTGCGACGGCGTGCCGTGCCAATATCGCGCATTGTAATTTGGAACAAATCTTACCAACCATCTGCAATAGTATTACCAGATGGTTGGTTACGGTTACTACCGGGGCCACATGTGACCGTTGAGACGATTAGACGCGGGCGGATGGCGAAGCGTTCAGCCCGCGCGTTAGGCGAGACGGTCATTTGGGGTAGGTAGAGACCTTATAACAACTAAGGGGTGAGAGGGGCGAGTTCCCCTCGGGTCTATCGGGTTACAGGGTGTCCTTGTTTAGGCAATGTTTCCAATGAGCGGGCTTGACAGAATGCGAATGAACGCGTTCTGTTGGCTCAAAATTGCGTAGCCTCCCCAGTTTGCTACGCGGCAAACTAGGCCAGATGACATAAGCTGGAACTCTTTGGAGTTTCGCTGGGTGCTTCCGGCGAACACGTTGATGCCGGGTGCGCTGCCCACGAGTCCGATTGCGTCTGCGAGCGTGGATGCTGCGAGGTAGATGATGTCGCTACCTGGCAATCCTGCCCCGCCGTCGCCGGCGGAGTCCCAGTTTTGGAAAGCTACCATGTAAAAGCGGGATCCCGATACGAGTAGGTTCGGAGTCAGGTTGGTTGGCGTGGCTGCACCGTTGTACGTGGTAAGCCAGTCGGATATCGAGTTTGCGCCGATTGCGGCGACGTTTGTTCCGTCCAGGACGATTTCGTAAATTGTTCCTGGTGCGGTGATGGTTGGCGTATACGACGTGGAGGCAATTT